ATCGCGTTCTTGCGCACTTTCGGCGCCGAGAGGTCGGGGATGGCGATGCCGAAGAGTAGGTCCATTTTACTTGCTCCGTGCGTTGGAAGTGCCGGACGCGCGCCGAGCGCCGAGGGCCGAGCGACTGTCTGTGCCCTGGCGGGCGAGCTGGTTAAGCCCGGCGGGCGAAGCCCGTTTCGACGGCGCGCATGAATTCCGCGTCGAAGAGGTAGTCCGGTTCGAGGCCGAAAAGGTCGGCGAGCACGTCCTCGGGGTCGCAACCGTCCGCGATGTCGTCGGTCGCGGCGGTGAAGAGGTCGTCGATGTCGGCCTTGGACATCTGGTCGCGGGTGCGGAGGATGGAACGGATGGTGTCGAGCATGGTCTTACTCCGGTTTGGTTGCTTGAATCCGGCTTTCGCCGGTAGGGTACCACGCGGTGTTGTCCGCGTTGGTAATATATGCTTCCGGCTGGTCTTGAAGCGCGAACCACTCGGTGCGGAGCACGCGGGTGCGGTAGACCGCATCGCCTTTGAACTCCAGCGCGCGGAGTTCGTATTTATTGAAAAGAGGCATGGTGGAGTTCTCCGAGTGACGAGGGCCGAAAGCCCGAGAGCCGCGAAGCGGCGAGCTTTCCGGGGAATTATGAGGGGGCTTTCCGGGAATGTCAATCCCTACAGCCTTGCGCGCGCGCTTCGCGCGCTTGGTGCGCTTGGTCGGCTTCGCGCGAGGCGCGGCGAGTTCTCTACGAGCCGTTGAACGCGCCCTCTACGAGTCGTTCGGCTCGCCGCTCGGTTCGCCCTCCGTCCCACCGGGCGCCTTGGCCGGGAAGAACCGGTCGAAGAACGCCTGGCTCGGTAGGCGCTTCGCGGCTTCGGCGCGGGTTTCAGGCGGCAAGTCCAGCGGAACGAATCCCTTCGACGAGCCCTCTACGAGCCGTGGGTCCTGCTCTCCCGGATCTCGACCGAGAAGTTCCCACATCCCTTGTCTTGCACGGGTGAAATATTCCTTCCTCTTCGCCGGGTCGTTGACTTGCTCTTTCTTCCACTGAATGTGCGCGAGAGCCTCTCCCGCGTCTTCGTCCTGGTCCAGCCGGCCTTGAAACTCCTCGTCCCAATCCCACTGATCCCGCCACTCCATATCGCCCGGCGGGGTGAACGTCTTCGCCACTCGCGCCTTCGGAAGGCCATAACTCGTTGCCGGGAGCAATTGCTCGACACTCTTCTCCGGCCGGTTGGTCTTCGGGCCACGGTACGTGTCCTGCTCCAGCAGCGAAACCACAACCTCCATTCGGCTTTCAGCCGGGTTCCACCGGTCCTCCGTCCGAATCTTCACGCTCCACCACCCCTCGTCTGTCTTCCGCCCGCTCCACGGCGAACCGGTCGAAGTCTGTCGCGCCCCGTCGGACCTCGACTCCCACATCCTCGCAGCGGCACTGAACGACGCCGCAAACGGGGTCTTGAAGATCGTGAGTGACATGTCCGCCTTCAAGTTCTAACTTCCAGCCGAAGGGCTTCGAACACTCGGAGCCTTTCGACGGGCAGTTCGCCCGTGGTGCCTTCTTTCGGAGACTCGCCATGCCTCGTTTCATTCCCTTCTGGACCCGCTTCTACATGCGGAACTCTCGCCTCGTCGACGACATTCTCGGGGCGGTTGTTCTTGTCGCCCTCGTCGCCGTCCTTATTTTCCTCCCGGACCGGTTATCATGAACATGCTCGCCCACATCACCGAACTCCGCCGCGCGGCCACCGAACTCGAAGACCTGACCGCCCGCGTCCAGCGACAAATCGCCGCCCTTGCGGAACTTCACGCCGGCCGGTCCGACCCCGAACCGGACCACTCCCCCTTCCCCACCCGCCAGCTTCCGAACGGGCTTTGCGTCCCTATCACCCCGGCCGGGTTCGACTTACTTTTCTCACTCGTGGAGCACCAACATGCCCTTCTCAATTCTGGAACAACTGCAAGCCCTCTCAACCCCGCCACAGCCACGGTTGCGTCCGCAGCCCCCGAAAGCGCACACGCCCCCGAAGCAACCCACCGCACTCTATAAAGTGCTGCGCCAAATCGCCGCAAACCCCGGCTCAACGACCGAATCTCTCGTGACGGCCACCGGCCTGTCCTACCCCGGCGTGATGAAGGCACTCACGCAGGGCATGGAATTCCACTGGTTCGAGCGCCGGGCGCTGTCAAACCCTTCAAACCACGGCCCGCGTTTTTCCTTCCACCTCACCCCGGCGGGCGAAAAAGCCACCTTGTTCCCTGTCCCGGCGGGCAATGTAGAAGGGTTGCTAAATTTTGACCCAAACCCGGAACCGCTCCACGGGTAAACAGAAATGAAGGGGGATGTGGCGTGGGCCACCGCAATGGCGTCACCAGCGGGCGAAAAGGCTACGCCCCGGCCATCGCCTGTTGGTATAGTTGCCGGATTGCTAAATTTTGACCCAAACCCGGAACCGCTCCATGCGTAAACCGCTATTCGAGGTGTCGTTGGGTGAGGGATTGCAATAGCGTCCCCGGCGGGCGAAAATGCTACATCGTTCCCATTCCCGCCCGGCAAGGTGCCCGGATTGCTGAATTTTGTGCCAAAGCCCGAACTGCTCCACGGGTAAACATATAATCGCGGCGACGCATTGAATGTTACCGCAAGCGCATCGGCGGCAGGAGAAAATGCCACTACGTTAACGCCGCCAACGGGGGGCAATGTGCCAGGATTGCTAAATTTAGCGCCAAAACCAAAGTCGCTCCACGGGTAAACACTTATATAAGGCGTTCCACTATGCCCGACGGCGATAAAACTCTTATCATCCGAAAATGCGACAGCCGTAATCGCGCCGTTTGGGACCGTCGCCGGGTTATTGAATTTCAGCCCAAAACCATTTGCATTAAAAGGGTATACATTCACGCCACCCGTTGCCGGAGCCGCAATGTAATTTGCGCCAGTGCCGGAATAACCAGAAAAAAAACCTACTTTACCTTTCATTTTTTAAACGGCTAAATCTCCAAAAATAATCCATGTATCCGTCGCAGTCTTGCGAAGCGTTGCGCCCGAATATTGGCTGCGAAGCCTAAGCCCCGGCGTTGCATTTAGCGTCACCCCTGATCCCGGCGCAATTGTGACGGCCCCAGTTGAAATTTGCGCAAGGTCTATGTATGTTCCCACATCGAAAGCGACGCTGCTGTTTGGAGGCACAGTGAGCGTAATTGCAGCGGCGTTGCTGAGCGTCACCAATTTACCTTCGTCCGTAAGCGCAAGCGTGTAAGTTGTGCCTGTCTGCGCGCTGGTTTCTTGCACCCAAGGCTTTGCATATTTCAGCCCGGTGGACTGCGTGCTGTCGGCAGTCACGACCGTTCCGTTTGCGCCGACGGTAAGTTTTGCGGCGGTGTCAGCACCCGTACCCACTGGCAGGTCGCCTTTTGCGTCGAAGATGCTATCCGTCGCAACGCTGCCACTACCCCCACCGAACTCCGAAAAATTAACTTTTCGCAACCCGTCGCCCGTCCAAATTGGCAGAAAGTCGCCCGCAGCGGGCGCTGTTTCTTCGGTGAGGGCTGCCGGGTTTAGTTCTTCGTGCCCGCCTTCGCCTGTGGTGAGACGGCCCAGCAGTACGTTTGGCTCGCTGACGTTCAGCAGCGCGTCCATTTCTTCGGTCGGCTTGAATTTCTGCAAGCCCGGCTCGCTGACGTGATCATGAATGGGTACTAATTTCATAATTCAAGCGGGAGTTGTGGATTAAACGCAATAGATGTGGTGCTGATGGCGGTGCCGAGATACTGCACAATTTGCCCTGTTGTATTGGGCTTGCTGCTGGTAGACGCTCCGGCGGTGGCAGACAGATAATGATGTGTGCCGACCGTCAGCCCGCTGAGCTGATCGTTGATCCCTTCAAAATACACCGTAACCGCTGCCCCGGTAAGGGCGCTGGCAAGGACGTATCCGATGCAAAATTTTGCAACGGCGTCCGCATCGGCTTTGTAGATTTTGTTCGCGTCGGCGGTATTTATGTAGACGAAATTGCCGGCGGAAAGATCTTCACCGGCAGTGGCCGAGATGGTGGGCGTACCAACGCCGGTCGGCATCATGGTGAGATCTATCTTCCCGCTGCTGTTGAGCGCGACAATTTCGCCCGCGTCGCCTGCGCCGGCGCTGGTTTGTGTGGCTTCGATGAGTATGTAGCCTGGAGAAGAGGGGTTGTTGGTAGCGTACTTATTGCCTGCCATGTCTATGCTATGTGTTTTGAAGTGTGTCTGTAAATTCGATTTTCATAGTGTTGGCCGCAGTGGCAACGCCAACGTACTGGATGGTCCCGCTGCTGGGCTTGGTACTGGTAATTGCTCCGTTGGCGATGGCATACAGTCCGCTGTCAGCTGCGAATGTGAATGCGAGATCACTAACGATGCCTGAAATCTGAACGGTCACGATCACGCCTGCGCCGGCTGCGCTGGTGCGCGTGACGCCAACCGCTCGGCCTGCGTGGGCAGAGTTGGTCGGCTGGAAGTAGAAAGCCTCTTCGCCGTCCAGGATTACCACGCGGCCCGAACTGAGCGCCTCCCCCGACGACACGTTGATGGTGTCGGGCAAAGCGTTGGGCAGCGAAGGCCCTGGGCTCACGGAGGTGGCAGTGCGAAGCCAACGAACGCGATACTGGCTGCTTCGTATGTAGAGGGCGCTTTCAGGCTGGAAGCCATCGGTAGTGTCCAGGTATTCGATGGCATCGAAGGCGAAAAGGTCGCCGCCGACGGTCACGACGCCTCGATATCCGTCCACGCCGGCGCGTATGGCGTCGTCTGCCTGCTGGGCGTAGTCGTAGCGCTGTGCGTAGGTGCTCACCGCGAAGGTGACGAAATCCACCGGGCTCACATCGCCTTTACATGGCGATGTGGCGTTGTTCAGAATGCCGATGCAAGCATAAGGCGGCACCGTCTCCTGTGGCAAGGCCACGGGGTACACCTTCGTACCCAGCAGCGCGACGGCGGCTGAGTTGTCGAGGATGAGAGAGCGTACCGGGCCTGTGATGTTCATTACGTTTCGTTGTCTCTGATTTGGGCTTCTATTCGGGTGTACTGGTTTCTGCCAACCATGTCGAGGGTGATGATGTTGGCCTCTTTTCCGCGCCACTCAATCCGCATCTTTTCCGTGATGTCAGCACGGTACCAGATGGTGAAAATCTTCACGTTTACTGCGGTGATCTGCTCGCCTTCAAGACCTTCATCACTGCGCACGCTGTTTTCGACTTTGGCCCAAAGGTTTTCTGCTAAGGGCTCCCAAGTAGTGGCGACGCCGCCAGTGGCGTCTACCGTTTCGGTCGGCTCCAGGACACTGATCAGTTCGTCCATTTCGCCTATGTATGTTCCTTGCTTAGCCATCAGACAGAGGGGCGATAGTAGGGGCGCAGTAGGGCTTCGCTTGCTCTCGGCAATGTGTCTGGTCGGTCTTCTCGGTTCTGGTACAGGTCGGACATCATCAACAGGATGGCCTGTTTTACTGGCATGGGCACCGCTTCAGCAGTGGTGCCAAACCCGGCCTTGTACGTCACTTTCACGGCATTGGGCAGCGTAGCCGCGTCGCTGGGCCACTCGTTGTTGACAGTTGGCACCAGGAAGGGCCAGCCGTTGTAGCCTCCGGTCGTGAAGTGGTTATTATTCAAGGTTTGCAGATTGCCGGACGAGTCGGTGTAGGTGATAGACACGATTGGACTAGCCGGCAACAGCGGGGCGATCCTGAAAAACAGGGGCTTGTCGCTGCTGCCGGGAAACCCAGTGTGGTATTGTTCTACAGTTGTCTCGATCAAGGCCAGCCCGTACTGTTGTTCGATGCTGGCAGCGGCAGCCCAGATAAGCGCCTCGATGTAGTCGTCGTCAAAACTGCCGCCCTCATTGCGCAGTTGCCTGCGGGCCTCTACGACAGAGACCGGCAGCACGGCATTGGGGACGGTTATTTTGAAGTCGACTGATTTCATGCTTATCGTTTTTCTGCTTTTGCGGCGGCTGGCGAAACTGCTTTTTCGGCGCGGTCAGATGGCGTTTGGCCTTCCAGAACCGCGTGGCCGGCTTGCAGTAGATCGTCGGCGATTTCGAGTGGCGCGTCCACTATCTGACCAGCGGCGTAAGTGTATGATGTACCTGCGACGCTGGTCAGAAGGCGGATTTTTTTTGTGGTGGCGCTCATAGGTTAAGCGGTGATGAGGTGCTTGATTGCGGCGGTGTTGACACAGTCGCCATCCCAACGCCACCAGCCCTGGAAGCCGATCAGGCCAGAGCCAGAGTAGAGTTCGTTTTGGCGGAACACCATCAGGTCACGGACAACGCGGATGCGGTATTTGGCGAAATCGCCGAACAGCATCACCTTTTTTCCGGTCGTCAGGGCCGAGTCCATTGCCTGGTTGATCCAGTAGCGCTTGCCCAGGATGGTGTCGGGCGCGCCTTCGCGAACGCTGGGCAACCAGAGCGGCGTGGCATCGCCAGAGCTAAGCTGTAGCTTTTTGATGGCGGCGAGAATCGAATCGTGTAGCATGAAGCCGCACTTCATGGACTCCCGGTAGGCTGGGTCAACCTGGTGGTAGAGATCCATAATTTCTGCGAACGTGATCGCGGTGGCCGAGGCCGCCGTTTTGCCGAGAGTGGAAGCGGTCACGACGCCATTGGGGGCGCTGGATCCGCTGCCAGTGGTGCAGGTGGTGTTCATCTGGCGACCGAAACGCGGGCCAAAGGAGCGGATCATCTCGGCCTCGATGTCGAATGCGCTGTCTTGCAGCAATTCATACGACACTTTCAGCTGCGAGCCGTACTTGTACGCGTCGAACTGCACCTGGCCGTACGTGATGTCCTGCACAGTGAATGCTGAGCCCTCGGTAGTGGCAGCGGCAGAAGTGGTGGTGTCGTCTTCCGTCGGCATCTGGAGCGGGTTGCCAGAATCGGTGCGGAAAACATCCGCTGCGGCAAAGATGCCGCTGTAGGATTTCATGGCGACTTCCAGTTCAGGGATGAAGCCCGTCGGTACCGTGTAGCCGCCCAAAGTGGTGGTGCCAACGACCTGCGTAGACGTGCCGCGAGTTTCCAGCGCCGAGCGCTGCTCGGGCGTCAATTCGCGGAAACGGAACCAGGCATGGAACCCGGCGCGGTATTCGTCTTCGTGCGAACCGCTGGGTTTTTGTCCGCGCCGGTCGAGGTCTTCCATGTGGCGCCCGACCTGCTCTTTTTCCAACTCTTCCAGCCGCTGCTCGCGGGCGATGAGTTTGGAAAGTTCCCGCTCTTCAGCTTCGGCTTTATCGAAAATGGTGTCTTGTTCGGCTGCGCGGGTTGCGTCGCCTGCGTCTCGGGCGGCGGTGCCGGCCTGCGCGGCTTCTCGCATTTGCTCTACGATACGCGCGCGTTTTTCTCGAAGTGCTTTTGTCTTAGACATGGTTAGTGTTTGTTTTTTGTGCCATAAATGGCGTTTTTTTATGTGTGACTGCGCTCGATGGCCTCGAGCAGGCGGCGACGGGTTGATACTGTTGCAGGCTGGACAATCGGTGGCGGAGGTGGCACCCCTTGGCCTTTTTTCCATTCGTCGAAGCTGCGTTTTGCGACGCGGGTGTCTGTAGTGGTGCCTTCGTAGGCTCCGTATGTTACCGGCGACAGGTCGAAGAGTTCGCGGCCTTTTTCAAGGTACCGGACGGAGATTTTGCCGCCGTAAGAAAGGAGGTCAATGTCTGCCTCTGACATCTTGCCATTCAGCAGACTACGGTCCACTTCGGCCCATTTTGCGACAGCCGTAGTGAAGGCAAAGGAGGACTCATAGATGTATCCATCCTTTACGAGCTCGTATACATCTGCCCGGTGTGCCGGTGGCGTAGCCTGGTAGTCAAGGCCCTTTTCATCTACCTTGTAGGTGAGGGTGCCGTTTTTTTTGCGGCCCAATACCTGGTTGCTGTCGTGGTTGAACAGGCAGGCGCATCGGTCGTCTTTGATGCCGTCGAAAAAGCCGGGCATTACTACTTCTGCATACCAGCCCATATTCGTGTACTGGTTGAAGACCGCGCCATAGCCGCCGATGACCATTTTTTGATCGCCCTCGCCGGTGACAGCACGGGCTTCGGTTTGGAAAAAGCGGCGCTCTATTGCTCCGCCGGTCGGCATTTCTTCAGACGCTTGCTTTCGTAGTTCCATCGTTTGTAGAGTTTGTGTTATCGCTGCTTGGGTCTCCCAGGGATTGCGCATCAAGATTTTCCTCAGTGAGCGGCGCCATGTTGAGCGGGGTCAGAAATACCTGCCCGAGTCCGTCGGGTACAGGGTTGCGGTTTTCGAGGTCGCGAACTTCGTCGCGGTTGAGAATGCCCCATTGTATGGCGGTTGCGTAGCCGCGCATGCGGGTCTGGAAGTCGCCGCGCAGCAGGCCGTCCACGTTGAAGCGGAAAAAGTGCGTGCTTCGGATGCTTTCGGGTAAGAGTTTCCGGTTAAGTTCTTGCTCCCAAGCCTTGATCCAGGGCAGCAGGGAAAATTTCACAAATTCGAGCGACTGGTGCTCTATGTTGGAGAATGTGGCGCGTTCCAAGTCGCCAATCATGTGGAGGGGGACGCGGTACGCGCCGGCGATGTCCTGCCGGGTGAGTTTCGATGTTGCAATAAATTCCGCATCCGCCGGAGAAAGGCTGATGCTCTGGTACTCAACGCCGTTTTCGAGCAGCGGAAAGCCGCCTTTCCGGATGACTTCCGAAAAATTTTCTTTCAAGGATGCTACCTGCTCCGCTGTTTGCTTGTTGGGGTGTTTCAAGAGCCCGTCCACGCGTCCGCGAGCGATTGTTTTGCTCTGGTTGTTGCGGTTGGCGATGCCCATGCCGATGGTGTCGCGCAGGGCTTGTATAGGGCTGATGCCGGTGATGCCGTCCTGGCTGAGGGCGGCGATGTGGATCATTTCGGAGGGGAAAAGGACCTCCTGTTTACCTTCTTCGTTGGAGACTCGGTAGTAGAGTTTGTCCTGGTAGATGAAGGTTTGCACCCTGTCGGGGTGCAAAATGCGCAATTCGCGGGCCCCGCCACGGCCATCGGTGTAGATGCGGGCGTACCCATTACCTCGCAATCCGAGGTGGAGTTGCAGGGTGCTGCGAAAATTGTAGGAGGTGTAGCGCTCTGAAGGGGCCGATGCAATCAGATCGTTTTCGGGGCGATTGTTGGCGGGTTCTGTGCCGCCGTCCGGCATGCTTCGGTAGAGACCTATGGGCAGGCTGGCGATGCTGTCGGAGAGTACCCGGCAGCAGGCATAGACAGCGGAAAGGCTTAGGGCTGTAGTGTCGTTTACGTGGACGCCTGCTGTAGTGGTGGTGCCGCCAAGGAGGTCGAGAAGCCATTGGGATGGGTTCTCGAGCGACGAGCGCTGCTCGCCGTTTCGGGAATACCCGCCTGCAAGTTGGAGGCGGTATCTGTCGTGTATGGAAAGTCCTCGTGGCACGGTGCGAAGTTCTGCACGTTTGGTGCCGGAGAGGGGGGGGGATGTTAACCTGTGGTGTAACCTGGTTTATTGGGGTGGCGGGGCATCTGAAAAGAATGAGTCGAATTCGTATTTTGTTACAAGTATATCTGGGCCGGAGTGCTGGGAAAGCACAATAATGGAGTCGGGCCGGGCGGGGACTTTTGATGAGCCGTCCGAAACAACCGTGAACGGAAATCTCTTGTTAACGTCGGCCACATAGTAGACTTTATCGCCAATTTTGGGGCGATGTCCCTCATCCGGAATTGGCAATAACTCGTCTTCGTCCAATACAGACTGTATTGGATCCTCTGCGCGATCGACTTCTTCCATTTCAATAGAATCGGCCAGTTTGTAAATTTGCTTACACCCTGCGCATTGGACATAATACGCGAATCTGCCATCGTAGTGGTTTTGATGCCCACACTTGCAGTTAAAGTCCATGCAAATATCTGTGCCCTTCCACTGGATGAAGTTGCTTTTAGCTATGCTACCCATTTCTTTTTGTCTTTTACGATTCTTTTCGGAGTTTGTGCCAGCGCCTCAACATGCGTCTGCCAGACCATTATGCCCAGCAAAATGGATTCTTGTGGAGACAGAGGGGCGAAGCCTTGGGCCAAATCGTTGCCTGTTTTGCCGATCAGTTCGGGGATGTTGGTGGCGTGTTCCAGGGCTTGGATATAGACTGCGGGCACTGCGCGCAGGAATGTTTCGTATCGTTCTTGTGAGACGCCGAGGGATTGGTGGATGGTGAGGGCGGGAGTGGGCATGGTGGTGTAGATTTAGGCGGGGGGGGGTAATTATTTGTGGATTTTCCGCGCAATGTCTTTCAATCGGAATGGGCGGCCCTTGGTGCCATCTCTTCCAATAACAGCATTCCGAAAAGATTTAAGTGAAATTGATTTGGATTTCATCACTTGCGCCAAGGCGCGCATAGACTTGATTAGGGTTTCAATTGCATTACGCATATTCATGTTATTGTTTTTTTAGTTGAAAATTGGCTTTTGAAAAATCACCGCATTTGACGCGCTCTTGACTGAGTCGTCAAGCGTGACGTACAACTGCACAGACGCGATGGCGTAGCCGCCCCATGCCTGTCTGATATTTTGACTTACAGATGTAGTACACTGCAGGGGGAATATCTGTCCTTTAGGGCTGGCTAGATACATTTTTTTGTCTTTGACGACCATCCGGCAAAGACTGGATTTGAATTCTTCCTCTTGGGCTTGGGTGATGAGGTCTTCAATGGCAAACCCCATTACCTTTACTTGCTTTCGGATGGCCTGTTCCCTGCGAAAGCGATAAATGGCGGCAGGGGTAAAAAGTCCTGCTAAGAAGGATAGGAGAATGGATATTGCGAATGTCATGGCGGCGGGTGGTTGTGGTGCAAAGTTAAAGGGAATTCCATTGCTCGCGGTAAGATTCGCGAAGTTCTGGAGTTGCGATATGGGTGTCCAATACCCTTTGAAAGAGCAAAAAGTAGGGGCATTGCGGGCCTGTCGGGGTGGCATTTCGGGGGTAATGCAGGGGTGTTCGGATGCGGTTTTTCTTCAGGAAGCGGCATTTTGAGACCTTGAAAGCCTCGTAGTTCTTGAATCGTCTGGCTTCGTATTCCCTGTAATGCCAGGCCTCTGCCCGTAGGTATGCGATACGGGCGGGCGTGTGGCCTGCGGTTTCGGCATAGTAAGCGCGAAGGAACTCCGTTAATTCTGCGACTTGGGCGGGATTTCTCATAACGAAATTATGTCTAGGTCGGGGGAATAAGCGCTGATCGTTTTGTTTGTAAGATACTGGCCCAATGCGATGATGGCGGCAATTACGCCGTCTATTGACTCCTTCGAACGGCCTTTATCGGGGCGAACGTTTGCGTTTGCATCCTTTCGGATGTGGACGTTCTGCAACATCCAGCGAGCGACGGGGTTGCCCCCGTGGTTGATCTGAGCGCCGGCGAAGAGGCGTTCAAGTTGTTTGCAAGGTTCTGAAATATTGCTCCAACTCATTGCGTACTTTTCAATATTTACCCCATCGTTTTGCAAATTTCCTATCAATTGCCAGGCATTTGCAGGGTCGCATCCAATTACCTGCACCTGATAATCCTGGCAAGCGGTGGTGACAACGTGGCGGATGTACTCGTAGTCAATATAATTTCCTGGCACTATGCTAATCCATCCTTTTCGCTCCCATTCGTAAAATGCCGGGAATTTTCGGGCCCGGCGCTCAAAGGTTTCTTCAGGGAGCCAGTTCCACCAAAGCATCGTGTGGGCGCCATTCTCATCTGGGAAAAGCAGGCACAAACTCGAAAAGTCGAAAGTGCTTGACAAGTCCACGCCCCCATAGCATACGCGCCCACGAAGCGCCTCTTTTTCAATTGCAGATGGGCAGGCCAACCAGTGCTCGTCTCTTATCCATCCATGCCCGCTGCGGACTTTTATGTTTAGGTTTTTGATCTTGAAATCTGTTTCCGTGGCCAGCCCCTGCGAAAGGGCTTGGCGGTAGCGGGTGGCAAAGGTCTCGACCTGCACGGATTCGCCCAGCGAAGGGTTGGCTTTTTTCCACAATATAGGGTCGTTCCAATCGTCGCCCTCGTCCAGGTCGTAGAGTAGTGCCAGTAGTTCATCCTGGGGCGCTATGCCCTGCAATACTGCGTGGCAGTTTTCTTCGAGCTCATCCCATGGGCCATCTCGGTTGTACCCTTCGGTGGTGATGATCCAGGTCATTGGCCGGCGGCGCTTGACCATGCCGGATTCCATTACATTCATCAGGTCGTTGGAGGTCCATGCGTGCATCTCGTCGGCGAGCGCATAGAAGGGGGAAAATCCATCCTCTGTTTTGCTGTCTCGCCCGAGGTATTTCACACTGCCCATGCCGGCGGTTTCATAGATGGAATGGGCGGCGGTGTTCACGACCTCTGCGACCTCTGGGTGGTCGCGACGCATACGCTCAACCATGGTTTTTTGGCGTTTCCACCCGATGCGCGCCTGGTCTTTTTTGGTCGCGATCCAAAAAATTTGCGGGTCTCGCTCCGGCTCAAAAAGTAGTGCGAGGTTGCCAATCCCGGCAAGCAGTTCGGTTTTCCCGTTGCCTCTGGCGACCTTAATCACGACTTTCACGAACCGGCGATTGCCGTCCTGTTTCCTGCGCCATCCGTAGGCCATTGCCAGCAGGAAGGATTGCCAAGGGAGCAGGATAAAAGGCTGGTCACTTAGCTCGTTTTCTGCAAAACGCTGTAATTCAAAGAACTCGATTGCTCGTGCTGCCTCTTCTGGCACAAATCGGTAGGGGAACTCCTTTTTTCTGGATTTCTTCAAGTCGCTCAGATGGCGCTCCACTGCAAGCCGCACCCATTTCCCGACGACAATGCGCCCGCGTATCCCTCCCGCGCTAAAAGAGAAAAAGGGGACGTTGCAAAAGAGTCGTGAACCACGACCGATGGCTGTGTCTAAGCCAGTCCGAATCGAGCCGCTCCCGCCCGCTCCAGAAT